TTATGGTTCATATGATAGAAAAGGATTTGGATTAGGTGTACAAGTAGCAATGTCACGTAATTTACCAATTACAATTGCTGGTCCTAAAAACAATGAAAATTGGCTTAATGATAATCCTTGGGTTAAAGGTTATCCTAAATTAAATATTATTTGGGAACCATCAAATGAACAATTAAGACAACTTTATACATCACATACTATATTTCTTCATCCATCAGACTTGGAAGCTGGACATCCTAATCTTACATTACTGGAGGCAGCAGCTTGTGGTTTACCTATTTTAGGATGGATAGAAACAGAAACAGTATTCCATGGATTATGGCGTGCACCAAGAAATTTAAATGAAATGTTACGCGGTTTAGACACTATTATAAATGAGTATGATGAATACAGACAACGTTCATTAAATACTGCTCAAGAATTATCATGGTTAAATCGCTCAAAAGAATTAATAGAATTATACAATAATATATGAAAGAAGTTTTAATTAACGAGTACGGTAACACTAAAATATTAGGGTTACCTCACAAAAAACCCGAAAATATTTTTAACATAAATTTTATGGATGGTGCTTTTGTAGAAGTTTTAGGACCACTACAAAAAACATATCAAATAAAATTTATTAATACTAAAACTAACCTAGTTTTATATGAAAATACTATTAGTAATAATATGTGGACTCGTACTAATATTAAATATTTAGTTAAATGGCGTATTGAGATATATGATAAAGAAAGTGGATTTAAAATTTTAGAACATAATTTTGAACCTGAAGGTAAAAGAATTTACATCCATTTAGATTCAGGAGCATTAGGAGATACATTAGCTTGGTTTCCTATAATTGATGAATTTAGAAAAGAAAATAAATGTGAAGTAGTATGCTCAACATTCCATAATGAATGGTTTGAAGGAAATTATCCTGAATTAAAATTTGTTAAACCTGGAGAAGAAGTACATGGTTTATATGGTATGTTTACTATTGGATGGTTTTATGATAATAAAAAAGTTGTTTATGATAGAACACCAATTGATTTTAAAAAATATCCATTACAACAAACCGCTACTGAAATATTAGGAATAAAATACCGAGAGGTAAAACCAAAATTGGTTACTCCTGAACGTAAAACAGATATTGAAGGTAAATATGTTGTAATTGCTCCTCATGCTTCAGCACATGCTAAATACTGGAACCATCCAGGTGGATGGCAGACAATTATTGATTATTTAATTGATAAAAATTATAAGGTTGTTATGTTAACTCAAGAACCTCATAATGATCCATGGCATGACTCAAAATTAGGAGGTACTTTACAAGGTATTATTGATAAAACAGGTAATATTAAATTAGAAGACAGGATGATTGATATTCGTGATGCTGATTTATTTATTGGTTTAGGAAGTGGATTAAGTTGGTTGAGTTGGGGATTAAATACACCAACAATTTTAATTTCAGGATTTAGTTATCCTTATACTGAATTTCAAGATTGTGAACGTCTTTATCCTAAAGATCCTAAAACTTGTAAAGGATGTTTTAATCGCCATTGGTTAAATCCTGGTGATTGGGAATGGTGTCCTGACCATAAAGATACACCACGTCAATTTGAGTGTACAAAAGTTATTGAACCTTCTCAAGTGATTGAATCTATTAATAAACTTCTATATATTTATTAATATGGAAAATAAAGTTTTAACACCAGAAGAGTTATCAAAATTACAAGAGTTAGATAATAAAAGAGGACAATTAGTTGAACAATTTGGTATTCTTGAAATAAACATTCAAGATCTAGAATTACAAAAAGAACAATTAATTGAGGAGTTATCAAAATTAAAAGCAGCTGAATTAGATTTAGGTGGTTTGTTACAACAAAAGTATGGTGATGGAAACATCAATTTGTCTACGGGAGAAGTAATTTCTCGATAGTATTTTGAAGATTTCTTACATATTTATAACAAAACATTAATCAATCTAAAAAATGGCAGAAACATTAATATCTCCTGGTGTATTAGCGTTAGAAAATGACAATTCTTTCGTTTCCTCGCTACCAATCACCGTTGGAGCAGCTATCGTCGGTCCAACAGTAAAAGGCCCTGTTGAAGTTCCAACAGTTGTTCGCTCATATAGCGATTATCAAAACAAATTTGGTACAACTTTTTTAAGTGCTAGCCAAGTTTATACCTACTTTACTTCAGTAGCGGCTTTTAACTATTTTAACAATGGTGGTCAAACATTATTAGTAACAAGAGTAGTAAGTGGTACTTTTGATCCTGCATTTACATCAGGTTCAACAACCAACGGAAGTGCAATTGTAAATGCTACTACATCTGCTTCTTTAGTATTAACTACTATATCTGAAGGAACTATTATGAATAGTTCTAGTTCATTAGATGCAAGTGGTTCACTTACTTCAGGTTCATTAGATAACATTAGATGGCAAATCCAAAACCGTGATACAAGTTCAGGTACATTTACTTTATTAATCCGTCAAGGAGATGATAACGCAACTACTCCTATTGTATTAGAGTCTTATACTAACTTATCAATGGATCCAACAGCTCCAAATTACGTAGCTAGATTAATTGGTAACCAAACAAAAGTATATAATTCACAAGACAATCAAATTGAAGTAGTTGGTGATTTTCCAAACAATTCAAGATATGTTTATGTATCTAGTGTTTTAACACCAACTCCATTCTATTTTGATAATAATGGTATTGCAAAATCTCAATTTACATCATCAATTCCATCAAATGCAAGTGGTTCATTTATAGGAGCTACTGGTACTTTAAATACTGGAATTGTTGCTGATTATAATAATAATATTGATGTAGCTTCAACAAATACTCAAGGGTTAACAGGTAGTGATTACACTAACATGCTTAACTTATTAAGTAATGCTGATGATTACAAATATAATGTATTATTTACCCCAGGTTTATTTGCATCACCAGCTAAAATTGGTTCATCACAAGTAACTACTGCAATTAATAATACAATGAATAGAGGAGATGCTATTTATGTAGTAGATTTAGTACCATTTAGCTCAAGCATCAATGATGTAGTTAGTCAAGCAAATGCTAAAAATACTTCATATGCAGCAGCATATTGGCCTTGGGTTCAAACAATTGATCCAGATTCAGCTCAATTAATTTGGGTACCGGCTTCTACATTAGTAGCAGGTGTTTATGCTTATAACGATAACGTAGCAGAACCTTGGTTCGCACCAGCAGGTATTAATAGAGGTGGATTAGGTACAGTAGTTAGAGCTGAAAAGAAATTATCTCAAGCAAACCGCGATACTTTATACCTAAACAAAGTTAATCCAATTGCAACATTCCCTGGAACAGGAGTAGTAGTATACGGACAGAAAACATTACAAACTAAAGCATCTGCTTTAGATAGAGTAAACGTTCGTAGATTATTAATCCAACTTAAAGGATATATTTCTCAAGTAGCTCAAAACTTAGTGTTTGAACAAAACAGTATTGCTACAAGAAACCAATTCTTAAGTCAAGTTAACCCATACTTAGAATCAGTACAACAAAGACAAGGTTTGTATGCTTTCAAAGTAATCATGGATGACTCAAACAACACCGCTGACGTAATCGACAGAAACCAGATGGTAGGTCAAATTTATATTCAACCTACTAAGACTGCTGAATTCATTTACTTGGATTTCAACATCTTACCAACTGGAGCAGTTTTCCCGGCGTAATTTTTTAAAACGTAGATATTTATAACAAAACAAATAAATAAATAAAATGGCAGTATTAGATCCAAACGAAATATTTTTCACAGCATTTGAACCAAAACAGGCGAACCGCTTTATCATGTATATTGATGGTATTCCTGCGTATGAGATCAAAGGTGTAGGTGCAGTGACGTTAACTCAAGGAACAGTTCCTTTAAATCATATTAACGTACAACGTTTTGTGAAAGGTAAAACTACTTGGGGTACTATTCAATTCACATTATTCGATCCTATTACACCTTCAGGTGCTCACGCAGTAATGGAATGGTTACGTTTACACCACGAATCAGTAACTTGTCGTGATGGCTATTGTGATTTTTATAAGAAAGACTTAACATTTAACGTATTAGGAACAGTAGGTGATATTGTTTCAGAATGGATTATCAAAGGTGCGTTAATTACCGAATCTAACTTTGGAGATTACAACTGGGATACTGAAAATACAGCTGTAAACATCACAATGACAGTTCAACCAGATTATTGTGTGTTGAATTTCTAATAAAATTACAATTATTATTAAAAGAGCTCGCATTTTTTGCGAGTTTCTTTTTTTCTCATATATTTATACATGACAACAAAGTTATAAAAAATAAAAATTATGGAAGAAAGTAAATTTAAATTACCTACCGAGATGGTA